CTACTTCACCCCTATTGCGGCGTCGTGAACTCCGGCTGTTTCCTGAAGTAGTCCTCGACCCTCCGCGAGAAGTCCGACACTTTCTCTGAGAAGTCCTTCGCACGCGGAGACTGCGGCTCGCTCAGCACCGCAGGCAGAGGCGCTTTCTCTTCGCTCACGTACCTCGGCTGCACGGCGCACCCGCTCAGCATCAGCGCGAGCGTTAGACAGCTCGCTACGTAGATCGGCAAGAGCGTCCAGTGCCTCAACCAATTTCGCATACTGCTTCCTCCCAAGATCCGCGCGAGCGACAGCCTCGGCTTCCCGAAGCTCCGCCGCGTCCTTTTCGTAAAGCGCGGCGGCATAGCGATAGCCGCCTCCGAAAGCCAGAAGCACCGCAAGCAGTGCGCCCGCGATCTTCAGATAGGTCACAGCCCGGCCTCCTTGAGGCCCACTTCCCACGCATCATCCGTGATCGCTTCAGCATCGACGCCGCACTCATGTCGGGCGATCGCCTTCGCGATGTCCAGATAGAGGAGCGGGTCGGCCTCGAAGTTCAGACCTTCATCCGGATCACGGCGGCAGGCCGTCGCGACATGAAGCACATATGAGGCCGTATCGTTTTCATTTTCCGGAGCCCATCGGGTGATGATTTTGCTCACGGTGTCGCATCCTCGCTTCTCTACGTAGGTGCGAAGGGTTTTCAGGAGCGCCCTCACACCAAAGTGCATTTCTGTAAATGTGCAGAAATTCTGATCATCCTGCACCGGAGCAAGTCCGAGCCAGTCTTCCCCGTGCCGGAGATTCCCCGGGTTGTTGTTCCGAATTCCTCGAGCGGTCATAGTCCCTCACTTCAGAGCATCACGCCAAATCTTCACGGCCTTCCCGGCGACGCACGCGACGACGGCAACACCGAAAGCGATGAGGACGACCAGGATGGCCGTCGCCTGCCATGTCAAATCATCTGCAGTCATGAGCTCTCCGATCTTCAAAGCATTTAAAATGTCTCCCATAGGCCCTCGAAACAATTGCCTATAAAAAAGCCGCCCGGTTCGCCTCCGAGCGGCTTTTGCGTATTCTGATTTTCATTTTTGTATGTACTGCATGACTATTGCCGTCACAACGGCGGCAATGATCGGGCTCAGTACTACCTTGAAGAACTCCCACATGCGACGCATCTTCTTTAGTCGCGCCTCCGCAAGTTCGATTTCTATGCGAGTTCGCTCTTCACTTCGAATACGCTCTTCCTCAAACTTGTTCATAAAACCTTCCAGGCGAGCTATGCGCTCTTCAGTGTTCATTGGTACAATCCTCTTGCTAATTCATGTTCGTAAAGAACAAAAAAGCCGCCCGGTTCGCTCCCGAGCGGCTTTTGCTATTTGGTCTTCTTGTCTTTCTCCTCATCATCAAGCCCGATCTGATCGAGCTTGGAGTCCACGGCATTCTCAAGGCGCTTCTCAAGCGACAAGAAAAGTTTCTTGAGGACTGGAGGCAGTGCATCTCCGAAACCCGCCCGCTCGATGTTTTCGACGATCGAGCCGAATTCGCCGCAGGCATAGGCGCAGAGCGTCACGCTTTGAAAAAGTGGCATGTCGTGGAGCACGAACCAGAAGCTCACGTCGATCCCGTGCGCAAGAGTGATGATGAAAAAGGCAAGTCCCTTCTTCGCCATCCCAAAGCTAAGGCGCTTTGAGCTGAAAGTCCCGGTCCGGCAGGCGGCCCATATCCCGGTGAGAAGGTCGGCCGCCATGAAGGCCAGATACCAATAGACCAAGGGGGCGACACTCTCTAACGTCGCCCCCCAGATCACCCCCAATACCGCACCTATCTTTATCCACTCCGCCTCAGTCCCTACCGGTAGAAGTGAGTGCATTGCGTCACCCGAGCAGGATGCGGCCGTACCAGCCGACCGCAAGTCCGACGACGAGAGCAACGACCGAGATCGCGATCCACGCGGCTCTGACCTTGCGGCGCGTCTCGGTATCGAGCTGTGCCTTCTGGTCTTCAAGCCACGCCTGCGCCTTCTGGATCACTTCATCCGTTGCGCCGTTCACGTCGATACCGAGCTCCTTGAGCTTGGCGAGAACTTCTTCCTTAGTCATAATGACCTCATTATTGTTTGAAGGTTTTTAAGGGGTTGCAGTAGCAGGTGAGCTGATGCATCTCTTCTTTCAAACCATCAAAGCTGAAGAGCTTCCATCCCATTGAAATGCGCAGGCACTTCGACGGCAGTAAGCTCCACTGCCGGATGACATAGAGGTGCCAGCAGACCAGCTTTTCGCCGTGATAGACGCGTTTAACCCAGTAGCCGGACCTTCCGTAAGGCTGATCCGAGACGCCCTCCTCGCCGAGCATTTCCAGCCGGTCTCCCGGATAGGTCTTCTGTCCGAGCACCGAGATATCGAAGCCGTAGCAGACGTTCCGGAGAAGCCACGCAACCCGTCGTCTGTAGGTGGCCCACGCCGAGACGCCCGGCCAGCGCTCCCAATGGCCTTTGTCGCCATCAAGAGGGTTGTCAGGCGTCTGAAACCACGAAAGCCACGAGGGCAGATAGCCGTCTGACTTCGCGAAGAACGGCAGGATCGGCGCGAGCAGCCTCCCAACGACCGCCATGACGAAGCTCAGCGGCAACAGACATATCCATTTCACATAGAGCATCAATTCACCCATAAAAAAAGCCCGCGCATTGGCGGGCCTGAGCAGACAGATAGCAAGAGGGGCCGAACTCCCGAAGAAGAACGACCCCTGCGGCTTAACGCCTCTTGCCGATCAGCCACGCCGCAATAATGACGGCAATGACGAGCCCATCAATATTGATGTCGCCCGTCACCACAACGATGTCGTGTGGCATAATCTGACACGAAGCAAGAGTGAAGGCATGCATAACCACCCCTTGCATCATTGACTCAGCCCGGTGTTAGCGCACTGGGCTTTGTCGCTTCTACACCCCTAGCGGGGGCCTATCCTCCGGCGATACGCCGGGAATTCCTTGCCTCGGCCGTCGGTAGGTGTGGATAGGCAGGAACAGGCTATGCGCCGCGTCCTTGCTTCATGCTGGCGGCGATTATACCTAGCCCCGCATGCTGGGCGGCAGTTGGGTCCGCTCTAGCTCACTCTCATAGCTCGTCCGGCAATGATTGCCATCGAAGAACAAGATCGCATCGATGAGCAAATACGGCCAATTTCGTTTCCCTTCTAGGTGCTGTCGCCATGCGTGCGCAGAGAGGCTCTCATCAGCCCACCCGCCCAGGAGAGCGTTGATGAGCTGATCAAAGGCGATGAGCACCTGCTTCAGATAGCGCCGCATCACTTCGTAGAGAAGTCAACCGGATGGAAGGCGATGACGATCTTTCCCAGCTCCTCTTTCGTCTTCGCCTTTTCAATCGCGTCGCGCAGCTTCCATTTTTCCTGATAGGCTGCCTGTCCGGCCTGAATAATTTCGAGCTGCAGAGCCTTGAGTTGGTCAAGACTGACTTGATGCCCAACGTTGTTGGCGTCCATGAAGATCAGACCGCCCCCGCTCTCCGTGTCCACGAAGGCGGCCGAAGATTCCGCCGCCGTGACTAGGCCGTTCACGTCCTGCATGGCGCGGGAGTCCGAGTCGGCTTCGAAGCCCAGAGAAGACTTTAGTGTCGCGCCGTCCTCATACCAAGACGTAAAGTCAGAGTCGAGGGCCCGCATCTTCTCGGAGCGCGCTTCCTCAACAGTCTGTTCCGGAATCTTTTCGATCGAGCGGGCATTCGTTTCCGGGTCTTGGACCAGGCGATAGGTCGTCGAGTTCTTCGTGAGCTCATCGAAAGCCGTGCGGAGTTTGTGAATTCTTTTCGTCTGTTTGTGATGATCGAGCACGATGCCGACGCATTCCTCGACTGTTTGCGGAATAGCTTCCGCCACCCAGCCATTTTTGTCGGCAGACAGCTTGAAAAAGTGCTTCCCATCGTCTTCGGGGGCGGCGATGTCATAGCAGTCCGCGCCGAGCATCAGCGAGCCCTTCGCGTCGGCTATGCAGGCCACCATGCCATCAAAGTAGCCATCCTCATCGACGTGCGGGATTTCTTTGATCTCATTGGGCTTCATGTCGAAAAACCTCTCTACAAGAAAAATTGCGGCCTTGCGACCGCGTGAAAAGCGATACACCGTGACCGATGGCCACGGCCTCACCCTTCGGGTTTACCCCTCGGGGGTCAAAAGTTGGTGTCTCCGCATTTCCTACGGAGGCAGGGTTACTGATCTGAGCCTCGGACGATGGCCCGAGGTCTCTCTGATGCAGGCCCGGCAACTGGCCCGCAGAAAGCGGAAGGAGTTCCGGCGTGTACGGCAATAGCTCAACGGTTAAGCCCCCGGCGATGTCGGCTTTAGTCCTGATCAAGTTTTAATGAGGACTAGCGTCAGCAGCGCCGCTGGTTGAACTGTTCTGGTCCCTCCGTATACATATGAACACCTGTTAGCGTCCATGTAAACGTGTCTTCCATCCGATGCGCCGCCGCTATTCGAATGGACCCCGGATTCCCCGTTCGTAAAGGCCCCAGTGGTCTGCATCGAGCCAGTATTGCCGTGAGAGGTGAAAGACCCCATGATGTTCGGTAACCCCGCTGAGTAGTAAGTGCCGACCGAAGAAGCCGATGTCGTGCCCTCGAGGAAGCGAACGTCCAAATTCGGCAGGCCGAAGGTTGTCGACCCGTCGCCAGCGCCGTAGGTCGTGCCGATAGCCGCGAAAAGGGCCGCGTAGTCGGTTCGGCTCACATTCGCGCCGTTGCAGATGAGCCAGCCGCTCGGGACCGTGCGCCCGGCGTAGTGGATGAGCGTGCCGGGAGGCACCGACGGCGGAATGAAGGCCCCGACCATCAGTCTCGTCAGGAACGGCGTCATCAGTACGTTCTTTGCGGTGCCTTCAGTGACTTGCCCCTCGGTCGCGATAAGCGCCGGGAGGAGATGCGAGAAAGTGACGCTCTGCGCCGCAAGGCGCGCGCCGTCGACCGCACCTTGTGCGATCTTATCCCCGGTTACGCTGCCTGCCGCGAGTTTTGCCGTCGACACCGATAGATCCGCGAGATTCCCCTCGGCGACAGTTTTCGCGGCAAGCTTTGCCCCGGTGATTGAGGCATCGGCAATCTTTCCTCCGGCGATCGTATTGTCGGCAAGCCAGGCCATCGAGCGCAGCGCTTCGAGGAACTGAGTTGCGGAGGGTGGTTCAGCCAGCGCCATCCCGGCGGCATCGATGACGGAATTTCTCATTTGATCCTGCAAGTAATACCAGGCCGCTCCCGGCTTCGTCGCCGGGGTGCCCGTTTTCGGGTCGCCCGACGTCGGGTAGCCCTTGGAAGTAAGCGTAGAAGTGTCGGGCGGCGAGTCAACCGCGCCGGATTTCCAATATCCCTGAGTAGCCATCAGGCCTCCTCCTCATACATAAAAATGACATACACATGAGCCGGAGCAAGCGCCCGAATCATGCATTCCAGTAAAGCATTTCCCCAGCATGCCAGGGGCTCATCGGCTCCCCAAGTCACATCGAGGTACTCGGCATTTCCGTCCGACCGGATCGTGATGCCGAGCGTCATTACCGTCGTCCACTGCTCTTCGTAGAGCGGGTGTTCCACATCGTCGTTTACGTCATGCTCCGTGAAGGTCATGACCTTCGCTTGGTAGCCGAGCGTCCCGGCGAGCGACTCGAAGAACGCCGCCGTGAGCCCGAGGTTCGACGTGATCTTCGCGAGGAGCTCCTGCCGCATCTGTTCCCGCGACGGATCGGCGATGGCCTCAAGGCAAGCCGACGGGATGCCGTAGTCGTCAAACCAGCGCGCAAGCTCCTCTATAGAGGTGCGCGGGTCGGCTTCCTCGATTACCTGATTGATGCGGGCATCTGCCCTCGCGGCTTCTCGCCCTAGGGCATAAAGCACCGCGTCGAGGGTGCTCCCCGGGGTTCGTTTCCAAATCGGCCCTCTTGGCAGAAGCGCATCGATTTGATGGGAATAATCTCTTTCCGTAAGCGCCATATCACACCCACGTGATCGTTCCCGGGACGTAGATTTCGCCCGTGCTCGCCGGCACGTCGTCCGTCGGCGACTGAATGCGGTAACTGGTAACTTCGCCTACCCCGGAAATTGCTCTGTCAAGCGAAGTCAGCAGGATCGAGCCGCCCGGGGTCGCTTCTGCAAGAACGACCGATTCAATGGCGGATTCGATCTTCGCCTTTATCGCCTCAGTCTCCGGGAGAATGTCGAGCGTGAGATTCAGCGGCTTCGGGATCGGCGGAACCACATGCAAGATCGCCGTGACCGGCATATTCGCTTCGATCTCTTCCTTCACGCGCTGAATCATCGTCTCGTTGGGGATGCCGTTCGACGTCATGCCGTCCGTCATGAAGCGCACCGTGACATGCCCCATACCGAGCTCCTGCGGGTAGCACCAGGCGCGCGTCACGCCGGGAACCTGCCTCGCCCAGGCGACGTAATCCGCCTTCGTTCCGGCTTTCGGCGGGTTCTTTTGTCGCGCAAGAAGTCGTTCCCGCAGGCTCTCGTCCCCCTCTGCGTCCGCACCTCCGGTGAGCTCGCCAGCTACGGCTGAGCTCATCACGCCGACGACCGGGCTCACGAGCGTCAGCTGCATGCCGGCCTCTGAATTGCCCGAAGCGCCCGCATCGGCCGCCTCAAGCGGAGCCGCGCCGTCTTTGCTTTCGTCCGTAGTGACGTAGACCGCCCCGCGTTCGTTTTGAAGCTGCGTCCCGGCGGGCACGACACCTGTACCGGTAAAGGTGACGGTACCGACGGCCTTGCTTGCCTGCAGCCGATAGATACCGTACTCGGAAGCGCGCCTCTCGAGGTAGTTCCCTTCGGCGGTGCTTGTAAAGCACTGCCGGAGCACAAAGGCGATGTAGCCGTGAAGCCCGTGGGAAACGCCGGCGATAACTCGCGTCATGACGGAGGCGAGCGACCAGCGCATCACCTTTTTTCCTATGCGGCTCTCCGCATCTGCCTGAACGCGCCGGATGATCTCCGTGAGCGTAGGTCTTTCAAAAGCCATTTTCACTCCCAAACATTTTGGAATCTCGCCTGAAGCGCCTGTGTGTCGTCAGGCCGATAGCAGGTGACGAGCAGTGCGATCTGGTCGGCTCCCGAGCGCTCCGCAGAGACCTCGATGCTGGCGACTACTGCATCGTCAATGAGCCACTGCAGCGCCTCTTTGGCATAGAACTCCGCGCGCCGAAGCGTCGTCGAAAGGATCTTCTGCCGCTGCAGCAGCCACAACCGGGAGCCGATCCGGTCCCCCGCGGTATGCGCGAACGTATCCCCCCACCAGCCTTGACGGTTCGGTGCTCTCACCCCGTCATCCGGGTTCGACTTGCGCCAAGAAAAAAGGCTGATCAGCACGGCCGCCGCCAGCTCATCAGCCTCGAAGTCGGATATGTCGGCCGGCTTTCCGTTCAGCATCATGTCCATTTAGCGCTAGCCTCTAAAATTCGAGTAGGCAACTGACAGCATCAATGCCCCGAAAGAGAACGCGAGGAACCCAAGGGCGAAGACAAGCGCCCAAGCAAAAGCCTTCCCGTACGCCGGCAAGTCTTTAGCGGTCAAGAACATGAGAATTCCTCGGTCTATCTTTGCTAAAATTTTCATGTCTGATCTCTTGCATCAGATACGAAAAACCCCGCAAGGATTCCGGCCCTGCGGGGTTTGCTTTTTGGTCTGTACGAAAAGCTCGTACAGTTAGTGCGGCCCGGATGTCTCCGCGCCGTCGCCTTGCTCGGTGTGCGTGTGCGTCTTCAGGCTGATTGCGCCTGCCACTACGTCGCCTGTTGTCTTCAGATCGCCCGTTACGCTCGCGCCGGAGCCGCCGCTGATCGCCATACCGCCTTGCCCGGTGATCAGTCCTTGAACGGTCAAAGTTCCCGTCAAGGTCGTGGCAGGCGTATCCAGCTTCACAGAAGACGCTTTCAGCGCGGCATCTCCGGCCACTTCTGCCGTCAGATTTCCGCCCACCGTTACGGTCGCATTTTTAGCGACCGTTGCCGTCAGCGTGCCTGGCGTCTCAATCACGAGTCCGTCGCGCGTCAGATAGACCTTCTGCCCGAGATCGTCGTAAATGGCGACCTCACCAGGTTTCATGTTCTTCAGACGAAAGCGCCTGTCAGCAACGCAGAACACGATGCCGTGAGATCGATCGCCGCCGAAAAACAACGCGAAGGCCTCCGGCTGCTCATCGTCCTTCGGCTCCGAAGTGAAGCCATAGGGCTCGACGTGCTCCAGATCATCCCGCACTTCGTCCGCGAGCAGCCGCACCTGTACCGCGCGCATTTTCTTCGCCCCGTCGGCCGCCGAAACGACGCCGCGGGCCATGATGTCGTCCAATCTTCCGCTCATAACAAAAAAGGCCGCATCTCTGCAGCCTTTCCAAAATCATTGACGTTGCCACCCGCCCATGCCATCGGGTTTGAAATTCTCGTGCGTTCCATCACGACGTTCGATTGTTATCCAGCCGTTGATGTCCTTTGTGATCGACATCACTTCTTTCGGGTCAGACGGTTCGAGCTTAAAGCCAAGGTCAGGCTCCGGACCGGGTACCAGTTTGCAATCTTTATCAATCAAAGTTCCCGGATATTTTTCACACTCTAGGTGCCTGCTAGGAACCACAGTCAACGCCTGGGCGCTGAGGGCCGCCACGCTCAGCAAAAGGAAAAAGAAAGTTCGCATACGACCTCCCGTTTTCCCCGATTATTTCACGCTCGCCCAGGTCGAAGACGACTGTTTTGTATCCGATTTTGCGGCGTCTCGTCTATAGCCGGCGGGAGGCATAAGCCCGAGTTCCGCAGTCATCCCCGCCGATGAGAGCTGAAGCTTGACCTGAACAACCAGCATAGTGCCCCCGCTCGGGAATAACTTCTGGTCACGGACAAGCACGGTAGTATTCGGCCTCCACAAAGAACCGTCAGACTGCCTCCAGCCCTGAACCGTGTAGGTGACGGCGCGAAAGCGTGCGGCTTGAAAATTGGCTTCGAACCGGGCTCGATCACCGGCAGTCTTCAACGACGCCTGCCCGCTATCCTTGAGCACCTTCAGCCGGAAACGCTTCACTTCCGGGTCTACAGCAACGCCCTTGTCTTCCGCAGCGGTACGCCCGAAATCTTCATCCGTACCGGCGTGCTGTCCGAGCGCAACGTAGTGCGAAAACCGCGCCGACGCATCGAACCTCGCTGAAGCCTTCAGGATGTTGCCGCCGAGCTCAAGGGCGTCCGTCGCTTGTCCGGCCCCGCCAGGCTCAACCAGCACAAGATTCCCTGCCTCATCGTCGGTCAATACGAGATTGTCCTTCGTAATGAGCCGCTTGATCGATTCGAAAACCGTCTCTCCGGGATTAACCGTATGGGTCTTGACTTCGTTGCTCTCGGCCGAGATCGTGAGCGTAATGCCGTACGGCTTCGCCAGCTCTTCGATGATGCTGCCGGCCGGAAGGTTCTTCCAGGAGGTTTGAGGCTTCGCGGCCGCTGCGGGCGCGGCCTGCGCCTTGCCGCTCCTGCCCTTCACCTCGGACCACAGATTAGAACCCGCCGCCGGGGGCGCATAGGCCGCAGACGGCGGGCAGCAGTCGACCAGATCCACCGTTCGACTCTTCCCCTGCACCTGCACGGAAACGGTCTTGCCGTCGTAGCGGATGGGCGTCGAGGTGATGTAACCCGTGCACACCAGATCTTCGCCGATATAGACCTGTACGAGCTCTCCGGTCTGAAGCGCCGTGAAGTCCGTATTGCCCGGAAAGTTCTCCGTAACTTCAAGCGCAAACGCCCGGGCGACCTGTTCGATGCTCGATGTGATGAGAACCGATTTCCAGCCGCCGTAGCGCTTGCCGCCGACACGGATTTCAACCTGATTTGAGCTCATTCGCTTGAAACCTTCATTTCTTCGGCCGGACAGAAGCCTTCGTGATCAATGCCGTTGCGCAGCGCTATCTCGCGGTCGCGATTGGCGTCGTCGTGATAGTCATAGGCGAGAACCACCGCGGGCATGATGTCCGGAGGCGTGACGGTTATCAGCCGACTCTGGGCGTTAGCGCGCTCTGTAACCGCCTCGAAAACTGCCGTGCGTGCCTTCTCAATCGCCTGATACATCTCATCGTCGGTCTCCATCAGGAGTTCCTGATCAAGAACCTCAAGAAGCTCATTTCGGACCTCAATGAGGTCGTCGTAGCTCTGAATGGGGTCCTGCTCCACAAAAGGAGAAGCCGCCGCGGTGACCATCGCCCCCGGCGCCGACGTGTCCTTTGAAGTCCCGATCAAAGCGCTGACGCCGACAACCTGCGCAAGAAGAAGCTGGCGCGTGAGGCTTTCCACCGCCGCACGGTTCGTCATGGCCGCCTTCTGCGTATCGGAGAGCGGCAGCCTATCCCGATCGGCTTCTATCTTCGCCCTCGTACCGGAGGAAAGCTTCTCATCCGAAGCCAGGTTCCTGAGCTGCTTCGCCACCCGGCTCCACGCCGTCGCCGTCGTTGCCCACTTCGACAGCCCGAGAGCCCCGGCGAGCTTCTGCGCAAACACCTTCGGATCCTTCGAGATGAGCGCGAGCCCCTTCGAAGCAAGATCCGCCACCCCGGTCGCGAAGCCGAACGCTTTCGCGATTTCCGCGCTGCCGACCACCCCAAGCACGTCGAGAAGAGCGCCGGAAAGCGCCTCGTCGATGTACTCTGAAACGATCGATAGATCTATCGAGTCGACGAACTTGCTGACCGCCGAGAGCTCCAGCCCGTCGGCCGCCTCGAGCGCCGCCGATTGAGTGTCGGCGCCCGTTGCCGGAAACTCAAGGTCCCCGGCTTCTGTAGCGACGAAGGTCAGGTAAGCGGTCCCGAGCCCGGTGTCGAACTTAAGCTCGCTCACAGACGTGACCGTAACGGTCATTTCGCCCAGCCACGGATGAATGAGCGCCCCGGAACCCGGCTTTTCGATCTCAGCTAAAAGCGCCGTTCCGCGCGCGATGTAGTCGTCGCCGACTACAAAGGCCTCAATCGTGATCTGCCTGGTGGCTTTGCCAAGGTCTTCGACATAGGGTTTGTCGCGCTGCGGGTACTCATGTACCACGGTGCGCCGGCCGGCTCTGAGGCTCCCGCTCGTCACCTCGAAAGGCACGCCGCGAAAGCTCGCCGGCAGAAGCTGTTCACTACGAATAGACATCAGTCAGCTCCTACAAAGCGATCCGATCGACCTACCTGACCGTAAATATCCAGCCCCGGAGACCCGGAAACGTCGCTTACGGCCGCGGATGCTCCTCCGGAAGCGGTTACGCTGATGTTCATGCGCCCGCTCAGGCGGGCTTCAGGGGTCACCTGGGGATTCCGCATCGGCTGCCCGTCGCCGGATGTTTTGCTTCCTCCGAAAAGGTCGCTTACCCAGTCCGGCAGCAGGGATTTGAAGTCGAAGTTCGTGAAGTAATCCGAGATCATCTTCCCGACGCTCTTCAGACTTTCCTTAATTCCCTCGTACCAGTTGAGGCAGGCCTTTGCCCATTTGTCCGGAAGCAAGTTGAATGCCGCCTGAAACAGGTCGTCAAACCCGCTCAGCAGACCGCTGATGTCTCCCTGGAAGAAGGCCTTCGCAATTGACAACAGCGACCCGAAAACTGCCTGGAACTTTGGTACAACCGTGTCCCAAACCGCGCCGATAAAGTCGGCGGCCGCAGATGCTCCTGCCTTCAGCGCCGGCCAAATGCGGTCCCAGTTGGCGATCACTACGCCGGCTATCGCCGCCACGGCTGTCAGCACCAAACCAACAGGCCCGAACGCCCCGGCCATTGCTACGGCAGCAGTTCGCGCTGCAGTCACCAGGGTGCCGAACGTCTGCACCATCGAGATGATCGAAGAGCCGAGCGCAATAACGCTCATGAGCGTTTTTCCGGCCATGATCGCGCCCATGGCGTAGAGCACCGTGTTGAAGCCGCCGATTGCGTTGAACGCGCGGATTGCGTAGTCAGCAAAGGTCAGCACCGCAGAGGCGATGCCCTCGAAGTCGATCTTCTCGATTGTCTGCGCCAGCCGCTCAGCGACGGAGGCAAACTTCAGCGAAAAAGCCTCGCGGTTCGCCGCGGCCAGATCTCGGAAGCGATCCGACAAGCGAATCACCGTCGGCGCGAGCTTTGCCCCGATCGTGTTGCCGACCGAACCGATAACGGCGCGCATGTCATCCATGTGGTCCGTCATTGTTGCGGCAGACGCCACCGCATCGTTCGACATCACGAGCCCCAGGCCTCGCGCCTGAGCAGCCATCTGTTTGAGCCCGTCCGAACCGCTGGTGAGCATTGGGATCAGCTTGCGGCCGCTGTCGCCCATGGTCGCCATTGCCATCTTCGCCCGAAGAGCCGGATCTTCATTGCGCTGAATGGCGTCGGCAAGATCAAGAAAGACTTGCTCGACCGGGCGCATATTCCCGGCCGCGTCCTTCATCTCGATTCCAAGCTTCTGAAAGAGCGTGAAGGCGTCGCTCGAGGTGTCGATGCCGTTGGCGATTTCCGCCATATGCTCACCGAGATCCTTGAGCGCATCCTCGAGATCTTCCGGAGCGGCACCCGCGTGCGTAGCGGCATAGGAGAACTCCTGCAGCTGTTCCGCGGTAATGCCGATGCGCTGACTCATCTTGTCAAGCGCGTCGCCCGTACTCGCGAAGTTCGTCACCGACTGCTGAAGGCTGAAGCCCACAGAGCCGGCTAAAGCAAGGAACGGCCCGCCAATCCGGCCCGCTACGTCACCGGCGGTAGCGGCGACGTTTTGCATCGAGCGGTTGAAGAGCGCCACCTGCTTCTGCAGGTTCTTAAACTGCGTGCCGTCAATTACCTTCCGGAAGTTCCCCCACCGCGCAGACACCTGCTTCATGACGGGGGTCATCGTGTCCCGGACCGCAAGAATCGCGGTAAGTCTGAAATCCTGTCCCGCCATTTAGGTCTCCTTCAATCTCTCCTGAATTCGGTTCCACTGCTCCACATAGAGCAGAAGCTCCGACAAAGGAAGCGCGAGCGCCTCATCAGGAGAGATCCTCCAGCCGTAGGCCACGTCAAAAGCCAGATCGACTAGTCCTGAGACGTCGAGCCCGCCTGCTCCCCGAAAAAACTAATCAGTGCCCAGCAAATCGCCATGAAATCCCTGGGGCTGAGTTTCTCGACCTCAGAGGGCGAAATAGCCGCGAGGCGGGTGATGTAGTCCGCGCAAACGCTCGGGCGGGGCGCCGGCGTCAGATCCGCGCCAACCGTGAAGGGGAACCCGAGCCGCTTGATAAGCTTCGTGTCGAGCCTCTCTTCCTTGAGATCGAGCTCCGTGACTTCCTTGCCCGCAATCTCAATCGGCGTTGTCAGTGCGTAGATCATGCAAGTTCTCCTGCGGTGCCCTCAAAGCGCAGCGCCACCGTACCGTCAATGGGCTTATATGGAATGTCGCCCACCATGAATGCCTCCGAAAGCGTGTAAACCATGCCGTTCGCGCACTCTGCGGTAATCGTCATCGCCGTTGACTCCATCAGCTTGCTGACGGGAAAGCTCTCCGGGACGATGAACGTGCCCGCGACGTACGGGACCGTCACCGTCTCCTTGAAACCGACGACGCCGGTGGTCGAGGCCATGGTCTCGCGCGTCACCGAGTTAAAGGGGAACTCAAGGTCCCCCTGAAGTTCGAGCTGTTCTCCGTCCACCTTGAAGTAGCAGGTGCCGGCTAGTCTCTTTCCCATTTCTTATTCCTCCGCGTACTGAAGACGGAACTGATTGAGGACCGCAAAGATGCGGAGCTGATTGACGAGATCGGGCGGGAAGAGGACATCCAGCCGATTCGGATTGTCTGCATTCCTTTCGACAATCAGGTACTGCTTGAAGAGATCCGCATTCTCGACAATCCCCGAAAGCTCGAGCTGCCGATAGAGCGCCACCAGCTCGCCGCGGATCACCGAAGGCGTCACGATCGCCTGTCCGGCGCCGTAGCGAGTCCCGTCGTTCGCGAGCTTGTGGCGCGCGTACTTGGTCGTGATGAGCGACTTCATGCGGCGAAGCACGTATGCGAGCGTGTGCATCGTTTCGCTGTCGAGATACGATGCGTCCGCGTCGCCGAAACTGTTGCGCTGATAGGTCGTCACCGCGCGCTCGATCATGACCGTGCCGGATGTCGTCGTAAGCGTCGCAATGCCGTTTTCAAGAAGCGTCTGCCTGTCGGTCGTGATAAAGCGGCTCTCGGAAGGAGCGGCCATCACGCCGGTGAGCACGCCCGTCTGCGTGGGCCGCGCGGGGTCAGCTGAAATGAACACCGACGTCCGGGCGAGATAGGCCGCGAGCACCTCTTCAATCGGGGTCGGAAGCTCCGGCTCAACCCCCACAATCGTGCAGTGCTGGTCGTTTCGGGCGTTGCCGAAAGTCTTCAGCGCATTCACGTCGCCGCGCTTTGCCGTATATACGTGGCCGTAGATCTGCCGGAACGGCGCCCAGCGGCCGGACGTGTCGTTCATCTCCGTCTGGAAGGCGTCAAGCACCGCGGCATCCGAATAGGGAACGCCGATGAAGTCATACTGCGCATCGCCCATCGCCTCTACAGCGGCGGCGATATCGGGGTCGGTAGTACCGCCCGTCATAGCCGCAAGCTCGATGCCAAGCCCCATCGGGGTCTTTTCACCGTTGATGAGCCCGCGAAGGTTGAGCGCAAGCAGGATGCCGTTCCCGAGCGAACCCCTGTTTCTGGCCGTAATCGTGCAGACCGCATCAGCCGCCCCAGCCGTAACCGGAAGGTCCTTCTGGAGCGAAATCGCGTCGGCAAGCGCTTGCGCGACAACACCGGCCTCCGCGCCTTCTGCTACGGAGACCTGCACGCGCGAACCGCCAATGTAGAAGCTCAGGGTACCGGCTTCAGTCGCATTTCCGGAGAAAGTCACCTCTGCCGAGGCGGCTACGGAGTTCGTCACGTCAGCGAGCGGAATGCAAACAAGCTGGCCGAAGCTATCGACCGTGCGATAGGCGGCCACCATACGGGCAAGCATAGAACCGCGACCGAAAAGCTGTTTCGCCATGGCCGCGGTCGAAACCGTCACCGGCTTCCCGGCCTCCGCCGTGCCCGTGGCGAGCATCTGGCCGATCAGGAGGCTCTGAGTGCTCTCCGACGGCGTGAATGCCGCGGAGTTGTCTATCTCGGCATAAAAAAGCGGCACTCGAACGCCGCTCGGGATGGTGTTGAAAGAAACACTCATAGGTTCACCTTCAAAGTTGCTTCAATTTGGTTGTCCGGCTGATTCTTCTTGGTCGACGGTTCAACACAGTCAACCCTGATGTCTGCGCCCTCGAGAGGTCCGAGCTCATCGAGGTCCACTCCCTGCCACGTATCGCTGAGATCGAGATAGGTCTCGAACGAGAACTCGAACTGGAAAGCGAGACGGGCATCGTCCAGGTAGATCACCTGCCCGCCCGAGTAGACGATTTCGCCGAACTCATCAGCCGGTTCCTGCCGCCAGCTGAGAAGGCCCCGGAAAATTTCGAGCTTCAGCCCTTCTATCGAGTCGAATGCTTTCTGGCCTCGCTCATCGCAGGCGTTGCTCACCAGAACGATCACGGCAAAGGTGTTCGTCACGGTCTGCTGGTAGGCCACCCGAGACTCGTTTCCGGAAGCTTCTTCGGCAAGCGGGACCACATACGCCGCCGGGAGCGCCGGCGCTTCATCTTCTGTAAGTCCGGCCCACTCAGCGGCCCCGGCAAAGCGGTTTCCAAAGGACGGACATCGCCTCCGAAGCGCCGCAATAATCGGATCTAATCTCATATCAGCCCCGGTTTAATTGCATTAGCCAAGGCGTCCGCCATGGACCTCTTGAAGTCGGGGGCCGCCTGCTTTGCGGCATCCTCGATGAAGTTCCTGCGCGGAGCCGCCACCTTTTCGCCCGGGCGCTTCTTATGCCTGCGGGCCTGTGCTTCGGTTTCCGAATTCGGCCCGCGGTGACCATAGACCACAAAGGCCGGGTAGTAAACCGGCATCGCGCTCGTCTTTGATGGAGATACCATCGCCGCATACCCGGAACGAGAAAGCCGCACGCGGATCGATCTCTGCATGCGGCCTGTCTGCTTGCCCGGGTATTGCCCGGCCTCTGATACAGCTCTTCGAGCGATAAGCATTCTCGCTATCTTGCGGACTTCGTTGCCCGCGGCTCGGAGTGGCTTCCTCAGCGCCCTCAGGTCATAGTCAATATTCCGAAATCCTCGGTCTACTTGCGCGCTTACCAGCATCTCCCTTCTCCTCTACGTCCATGACGGTGAAGCGGCGCTCACCGCCGGCATCCGCAACCCGCTTCACCCGATAAAGCACCCCATCGATCACCAGCTCGGTGACGCCGTACAGATCCTGCGGCCGCGTCCGCCCTTCATAGCTTCGGATGTAGACGCGGTGCGTCACTTCCGAATTCACCTGCTTCGTCCCGAAATACATCCCCGATCCGACTACGGCGAGCTTCCCCCACACTTCATCTTTTTCGACGGTCGTCTGCGAAAAGCCGTTCCTGTCGTCCGGCTTTGCCTCTCGTACGAGAATCTTCACGCGGCGATTGAGTTCGCCAATTTCCGGAAGGTCCATGATCAGGTCCACGTTCTAAAAGGGTCAAGCAGCGCGCTCACAAAAGGAAGCGGCGACAAAGCCCCCTCCGTCGCCGAAGTGCGGTGCTCGTAGTAATAGGCGACATGCACGAGAATCCACTGCCGGATAGCCGCCGGGACGGCTTCCGGAGAATCGCCGTAGCCCTCGGTACCCTCGCGCGTGACGAGTCCGCGCTGCAACTCATGCTCGGCCATCTGCGTACAGGCAAGGATGAGCGCGGAGATGAGATCGTCATCAGCCGTGCTCTCAACTCTCAGATGAAGCTTGGCTTCGTCCAAAGTCACCGCAGGAAGAGCCGTCGAAACTTCCACGCTCATCCTCTATCTCCTTACTTTCCGGTAGCGCTGGCCGCGGCCGGCAGCGCAAGATCGCCGCCGACAAGAGCAGACACGCGCTCAATGCCGAAGCCGAGGCGGCGCTCGGCGCGGATCGTCACAAGGTTCTTCTGCACGTTGTCAACGTCCTGTTCGAAGAGCTCGACGGTCATGCCCTGACGCGTCCAGAGCGTAGCCGCCTGCGTAAAGTCACCGACCATGAACTTGCCCTGCGGAATCGCCGGGGTCGTCCAGATCGGAAGGCCCCACAGGGTCTTCGGCGCGACCGAAGCCGGGTGCCCGAGGTAGTAGTCGCCGGAGGCGTTCTTCTCCATGAGCATCTGCGACCAGTTCACCGGATTGAGCAGGATGATGTTCGGACGGAAGAACGCCTTTTCAACCTTGGTCTTCGCAAAAAGAATCAGGTCAAAGAGTGTTGCGTTCTTCGCCGGAAGGTCGGCCGTCGTCGCGCCGTGGGGCGTGAAGTTTCCGGTGGTAAAGATGCCGGTGAGATTCTGATTCGTCCCGTCGCCGGAAATCAGCTGGTCTTCGACCACCAGATCAACGCCGTAGACAAGGCGCTGATTGATGTAGGCGACGAGGGCAGGGCCGTCCGCCATGAGCTGCTTCGAGACGCGGGCAAGGTGAGCGATCGTCTTGACCGTGCCCGTCACCGTTTCAAAAGACGTCGAGCCGAAGGGCTTCTGCGCGGCTTCAGCGACGAAGGCCGCGCCGTTCACAAAGCCGTCATCGCGCTCCTTCACGTATTCAAACGAGTTCGTCGAAATCGGAAGCGACGGGAAGAGGCCTTCAATCGTGAGCGGGCGGAAAGCGCCGGGCATGATGCCGGGGCGACGGTACGCTTGGATGATGCCGCCGGTCGGAGTCGTGATCGGGTTGAGCGCAGTCGTCTCAGATTTGGCAAAGGTCTCCGAAAGCTCGACGCGAGTTTTCTGCGTGGAGCCTGCGGCAAACGCCTTGAAGCCGTCGGCGGCAATGAACTGATCGCCCGCGGACTTTGCTTCCGTCTTTTCGCCCTGAACCTTCACCCCCTTCTGCTGAAGATCGAGGAGCTGGTTCGCAAACTTCCTCTGCTGTTCGCCGAGCTCGTCCAGGCGCTCCTTGTTCGAAGCGGCGGTTTCAGACATCTTGCCTTCGATCTTGTCGAGGGCGTCCAGTACTTCTTTGAATTCCATCTTTTATTCTCCAATGGATTTTTCAAGCTTCCTGATCCGTTCAAGAAGCTCCGTGGTCGCCTTCTCCTCGTCGGCTTCAGACTCCCTCTGATCCTGGAAGAGCTTTCTGGCTTTTGCGACGAGAGCCGTCGCGGCAGACTTCGAAAAGCCGCCTGCATCCCGCAGGAAACCTTCGAGGTCTCTGATACTTTCGATTTCATCCAGGTCTTCAGACCTGACTTCCGTGATGCGGGCCGCGCCGTCCGCCGGGAAGCTCACTACAGAGATCTCAAAGAGGCGTCCGACGGACTTGATCACCCGGCCGCCTTCCTTCTTCTCATCCTGAGCGCCGCCGCGCATGCTGAAGCCGATGGAAAGGCCGTCGACCGTTCCATGCTTCAGGGCCGCGAGCACCGCGTCAGCCTGCGGGTTCCCGGGGGTAAGCTCGCCCTCAACACGCAGGCCCTTTTCGTCCTCTACGGCCGAGGTCCACTTCCCGATAGGAAGTCCCCACTGGTGGCCGTAAAACATTTTCGGCATCCCGTAGGCGGCAAGCGTCTTCGTGAACGCGCCCGGCATAACGGTATCGCCATAGGAATCATTGCCCCCGAACACCGAGGCATAACCGCTGAACTTGCGGCTCTCGCCTTCGAACTTCAGGTCAATGTCCTTCAGTTGAATATTCTTGAATTCCTTCATTACTGCCTCACTGGCTCACCATTGATCGGAGAAGACGCAGGCTCCACTGCCCCCAGCTTCCGCAGCGGAACGAGGTTGCTCTGCGCCGTGAGCTCATCCCCGCCTTCTACCGGCGGGAGGTTTTCCAGGCGCCTGATTTCGTTTCGCGTCATCGCCCCGTTCTGGCTCATCGTCGAGTAGAAGGCCGCTCTGCTCGCCGGGTCCGTCCGGAGAAGCCCATCCATCTTGAACTCGATCGTGATCGGTTCGTAGTTCTTCAGCCTTCGCTCAAGTACCTGCTCGAGCTGCTTGCAAAGCGGCCCGATCGTGAATTTGTGGAACCCCGAAACGATCTGCTCAATGCCGGAGCCCCATGTCGTCTGCCCCGTTGTTCCGACAAGTACGCCGGGCACCCCGAACCACCGGCAGATCTCTTCTATCGTGAAGCGCCGCGTCTCGAGGAGCTGCGCATCAGCCGGCGAAAGCGACATCTGGGAATACTTGAGCCCGCGGTCCGCGATGATCAGACCGCCCCCGGACGAAGTCATGCTCGTCCGAAAACGCGTCATCAGCGCGGTAACCTGCTCCGCACTCAGCTTTGAGTCCGTCTGCAGCACGCCCGTTGGCTTCGAGCCTTTCCCATACAACGAATTCGCGTTGTCCTGCGCCCGGATCGCCTCGTTCGTCGTTGCTCGCATGAAGTCCAGCTTCGAGAGCCCGAGGAACCCATTGCCGAGGCCTTTCCAGTGAATGACGTTCTCAGGCGCGAGCGCCGTGATGTCGCCATCCTGGTAGTAAACGTAAACCTCGCCGCCTTCGACGACTGAAACTTCCATCTGATCTGGAGACAGCGGGACCAGCGCGATCGGCTCCCCGGCGCTATCGCGCTCAATGAGCGCATAGGCATTCCCGCGAAGCATGCGATTGACAACCATCGCCGAAAGAAACTCCGACGGCGTCATCCACCGATTCGGGCTTTCGTGCAGCAACAGCCACAGCCGGCTCATCTTGTCCGGCACCCGCACCCCGCCCTTGTCCCGGTAGACGTAGAGCGGAAGCGTCGATATTGTCTGCGCGAGAATCTCCACGCACGCGAAGACCGCCGAAATCTGCAGCGCCGCATCGGGCGGCGTTAGCTTCGTCTGGTCAATGATTGGCGCCAGCGGCAGGCCAAGCTGCTGCCCGGACGCGGTGCCGAGCGGCCCTCCCCACCCGGTCACCCAGCTGACAAGTCGCCTTACAAACATTCATCACCACTCAAAGAAAGTTTCCTGACCCGACTCCACAAAACCCTTGAAGTCGTCGTTATCGTCGGCGAGCGCATTTCCCATCGCCATGATGAGCGCAATCACGCCGTCGATCTTTTGCTCGTACCTTTCCTTCCGCGGAAAGATGTTGTCCTTCGCGTCCAGCTTGGCCACGACGTTCCCCATCATCCACGTCAGAATCGGGTTGCCGTCATGCAGAAGCCGGCGGTCCAGCACCAGCGCCTCAACGCTTTTCATCGGGTCGCTCATGTTCTGCACCGTCATGCGGCACTCGACCATGGGCGCGTCATCCTCAGAAAGCGTCGTCGCCATTTGCGTCGCTTGCCATGGGTCATAAACCACGGCTTCGACATTAAATCTGCTGAGGTCTTCCCTCAGATCCTCTTCGACGACGTTCAGATCCGTCATCGCGCCGGGAGTGACATGGAGAAGGCCTTCTTCGGCCCATCCGGAATACTGAGAGTTGACAGCGTTTTCTACCGCTCTCTCCGGAAGGTAGAAGTCACAGAAAACCGCGTACCTGGTAGGGCCGTCAGTTTCGATCGGAAAAACTTTGACCTTAGCGGTCATGTCGTTCTTCGAGCCTAAGTCAAGCCCGATGATGCATCGCTCGCCCTCAAAGTCCTCTAGCCGCAGGCTGTGGTCTTCACACTGCGCCCACGCTCCCATATCCATCCACGCGTTCGACGCCGAACACCAGATATCAAGGTGCTTCGTCTTGAAGTTATTGATGGCTGACGGCAGCGCCTTCGCTTTCGCGAGAAGCGACAAGATCATCTCCGGGCGTACGCTCACGCGCCAGTTCGGGTTCGCCTTCTCCAACGCCTCAGGCGAGGTCCAGTCGTCATCCTCGTCCGCTGTGTAGATGACCGCGAATTGCGTCTCGTCTATCGCCTGACGCTCAAGCACCCGCGTGCTCATCGTCCGGACTTCATAGCAGATGCCCGACGTGTCGAACCCCGCGGTAGTGATGCACCACAGAAGCGAGCTCCGACGCTTGCCGAGAGACGTTTCAACCACGTCATAGACCGCTCTGGTCTTATGCGCATGGAGCTCGTCAACGACCGCCAGATGCGTATTCAAGCCGTCGAGCGTAGAGCCTTCTGCGGACTTCGCCTGAAACGTGCTCCCCGTGCTCGGCACATAAAGCGCATTAGCGAGGACCTCAAGGCCGAATCGTTTCCTCAGCGGCAGATTCGTCTCGGCCATGCGCTTCGCATCGCCGAAGACAATCTTCGCCTGATCGCGCGTCGTCGCAAAGGAATACACCTCGGCGCCGGGCTCGTTATCCGCCACAAGGCAATAGAGCGCTACGCCGCTCGACAGACAGCTTTTGCCGTTCCCGCGCGCGACCTCAATGTAGACGCGCCGAAACCTCCGGCCGCCGTCCTCTCTGCGCCTCCAACCGAATGCCGTCGTCAGGATGAACACCTGCCACGGCTCGAGCTTGATGCGCTGTCCGGCGAGTTCCCCTTTCGTATGGGTCAGGAGTTCAATAAAGCGACACACCCTTGATGCCGCCTCCGGGTCCCATACGAAAGGCCCGCCCTCTTTCCATCGCTTTAAGTCATCGCGCTGCCTCTGGCACGCCAGCTTGACCCACTTGCATGCGAGCTGACTTCCGTCAAGCACGCGCGCCGCGTAGTCCGCCGCGATAGCACAGTGATCGCGAGTCTTCTTTGCAGTCATATGCGTCTGCCTCCGTGAGATGATTGAGGCGTCTCTCTTCCACAAGCCAACCCACGGAGGGTAAAAATGAACTCAGAGCCTCAAACTAAATTCATGCACGAGGAAGCTACGAAGATCATTGAGGCGGCGATCGGCGCCGGCCTCATAAATCTCCCGTTCCTTGCGCAGTGCCGCGCCGAAAGCCTCAACAAGCTCATCGACGCTCAGCTCCCGGACCCCGGCGATATCAGCCGAAGCTCCAGACTTGAGCGGACCTTTGAGGCTGAGCGGGAAATCCTTGCCCGAGACCTGACTGCCGCCGCAAGACGTGATGCCCTCTACCTGCGGCACTTCTTCGCCGCCCTTCAGGGTATCGAGCTCCGGGAGTGACCCGCCGCTAAGGCGATCTTGGAGCGTCTCCACTTCTTTGCGCAGATCCCAAATGAAGTAAAGGCACACCAGGATCGCGATGCTTGCCCCGATGTCCCCCGCAAGATGAAGCCATTCCATATCCATCATTTCCCCACGCCAATAGCCATGAAACTTGAAAAAACGCTCACTGAGGGCTCAGCACTCACGGCATTCATCGCAACCGCGCGCAATCTAGACCAGTTCACTCGTCACTTCTCCAAGAAGAGCCCAAACATCTCCCGCCATGTCCCTTCGCAGGGGACCATCAGGGCGAGAAAAACAAAAATCAGCGTCAGCTGCAGACAGCTCCAGCCTTTCCGGATGAAGAACTTCCGGCGGGCCGGCGTCATTACCGGGTGAAAACTAGCGGCCACTATGCATCCAGCACCGAGAACGCCAAATAACCCGCTGCAAAAAAGCGCCGTAATGTGGAGCCCACCGAGCAGCGCACTCAGATAAATCTGCACCTCCGTCATCGTCGATCCTTAGAACCCGTCGAAATCATCCTTCTCTTCCTCTTCCTTCTGCGCGGGGCTCACGCGCGCGCGCGAGGCAGGCGTAAACCCCAGCTCTCGCTCGCACGCCGCAAGGACCCCCTGCACGGCGACCAGACTCTTCACGTTCGGATGCTGCTTAAGCTCCGTCGATCCATCCATCTTCATGACCGTGATCGTCGTCCCGTCGTGGTCTACCGCCTTCGCGAGCTTTCGATAGAGCGCATAGTTCCTCGCCCACCGCTCCAGCACCGTGAAGTCCGTAGCGACGAGCAGACCTTTCGGCGCGTACTCGACCGCGATCTTCCAGGCCGCCCGCGCCTCTTTCGTCAGCCCAACCGGCGGGGTCGGAGCCAGCTCGGGCGTCGTCGTTGCGGCCAGTTTTTCAAGCGACCGACAGGGCTGAAGAGTGCCCTGGGCGGCCTTTACCGAATCCGGTTTTCTGGGTCTTCCGCCGGGCATTGAAATTCCTAAAATTTTGCACGCGTAAAAATCTAGGTAGGGGCGCGGTCTATTAAGGGCGCGCGTTTTACTTTTGACCCGCCCTACCCCTTTTTTTAGGAAAAAATACAAAAGAGGCTTCATCTTACTTAAAGACAAAGCCTCTTTTGTATTATTCCTTGAGACGTCGATTATTTATGTGGTCTCATTGATCTGACTTCATAATCATTATTGTCATCAAGATAGGACTTCATGATTCCATTTGCAAGGAATTGAAGAAGTGTCGTTCTATCCCGAGACGCCTCTGGCAACTTTATTTTCCCGTTTCTAACTTCGATTTCGATATTTAATTTTGCGCTTTTGGCTCTATTTGCGATCTCTGTAGCTGAATATTTCTTCACGAATTCAAGAGCCATTACTTTAGCGATACGCTTTCGCTGAAGCTTTGTTAACGACTCAAGAACTTCGGCGACATCTTCTCCGCCGTCAATACAATCCAGCGATAGAAACTCCCTAACGGTGTCATCTGTAGCCTCCAGCAAATAGTCGCTTAAATCAAATATTTTGTTTACCTGAAAGTAGCTTTTAAAAAAGAGGGTTGCACCATCAAATACAGCCGTAATTTTATTGTCAAGCTTGATCCCGCAATCATCAGCATCAACCAAAGTCCCTGTTGCGTTTGGTGATAGCAGCATGTTCGCTCCGGCAGATACCCCTTCCTCCTGAATTTTCTTAAAGATGAGCCATCCACTCTTAGGCAAAAGCAACCTTCGATTCTCCACAAGCTGAATTAGAACTTGTCCCTCTTTTTCCGGATGCTTCATAAAAATGGCGATAAGATTTCGAAGGTCACGATCTAAATCACAAATAGGAGTAGTTGTTGGCGAAGTTATAGCCTTTTGCAGTCCGTCAACATCGTCAAAATCGATTCGTGAGATGACTTCATCCGAATCTGGGTCACCCGGATAAAACTCCTTTATCTCATACTTTGCCTCTCCATCAGCGAAAAATTTATCGCATTGGGACTTGAAAACTTCTTTCAGGTATTGATCTATATCGTTACTGACTTGAATCCTTGCGATATAGTTTCCCTCTTTGCATCTAAATATTCCGAATAGCATATTCAGTCCACTTGTATCGCAAAACTATCATCGAACATAATAACTGACATCTGCCTACTCTCATTACTCCGATTTTTCAAAATTTCCGGGATACTCTTTTTTGACATAATCAAGATAGAGTTGCCATCGCCTGTTTCTATATCGTAAAATCGATAACCTAGTATTTTAGCTAATGGGTTATTGGATTCAACTTCCGAAAAGAAGCAAACAATGGCGAATAGAGAAAACAACCCTACAGACTGAAAGACGGCAAGATGATCGCCAACAAACAGAGGTAAAACGTAAGCCAAGAAATATGAGTCGGCCCCGCCTCTTCTCTTTGCTATAGAAGAAAAATTTAAGTCTACTCTTTCTTGGGCCTTTAAAACTTGTTTAACCCATAACAGAAAGACAATTCCGGCCAGCAAACAAACAAAAAGACCAACCGCGATTCCACAAACGAATCGCACCCAATTGTCTGCTCCTGCGGCAGAAATTCCTATCGATAGGGGTGCCATTCCAAGACTAACAAACACCCATCGATAAAGAGTGTTAATCACGCTCCCCTCTATTAGTTTTGCCCTGCATCAGTTGATTTTATGCCGTTTGTTCCCAAACCCACCATCCTCCGCGGCCGTCTTCCGGCTGTGGCAGGCGTGGCATAAGGCCTGAAGGTTCTCTTCATCCCACATGAGCGCCTCATCTCCCCGATGCGGTCTGATGTGATCCACGTCCGTAGCGGGCACCGCGCGCCCCCGCTCCAGACACTCCTCGCAAAGAGGGTGTTCTGAAAGAAAGCGCTCGCGAAGTCTCCTCCAGCGAGCACCATAGCCTCTGGCCGCCGACGAGCCTTTCTTCCGGAAGCGCCGTTCCCAGCGCTCCTTCTTCTGCAACTGCTCGCGCCTGGTTCCGGCGCCCTTGTGCTTGTCGCAGTACTTCTCGCCGCGCGGCACCGGGTGCCGACAGCCTGGATAGGAGCAGAGAGACAGCAGCGGCATCAAATCCCCTTTGCAATAGATGACAGAACAGTCTTAATCAGCTCGATCGTGATCGGGATGGAAAGGCTGAAAGCTTTTTCCTTGACAGCCGCCCAAACCGTCTTAGACCGCAAAGCGGCCAGCAGGTCATGCCCTTCCATGGTGAGGCGCGGATACTCGATGTCGTAATACCACGGTGGAGGCGCCGGCTTCGTTCGCACCTTCACGCCTTGAACGAGTCCGGCTTCAATCAGCATGAGCAGATGCTCGTAGTACCGGTTCTCTGCCTCATGGGCGGCCACAGCCTCCGGGTCAGTCGTTGGAAGCTGTGAAGCAATGGTGAGGTTGTCGTCAAGCTTCTTCAGCTTTTCTGCTAACCGATCGCGCTCGATGTCCTCAAGGACTTCGCGCACATCGCCCCAATTTCTGACCATACCTTCCTCTCAAAGAGAAAGGGCCTCTCCGGAGAGAAGCCCTTGTGCTCAGGACCAGGAACCAGTGAAGCAAAGTGAAAAGCTGGTTCCGTCCCTGATTTGATTTTACGCGATCGACAGCTGAAGCCTGTGGCCGAGTGACCGAAGAATGGTCTCAATCCGATCGATCTTCGTTGGATGGTGAATGTCGAGAATCCTCGTCACTTCAGGAAGCTTCAATTCGGCCTTCTTAGCGAGTTCGGCGCGAGAGACCCCGTCGCGCACCATCTCATTTGAAAGCAGGATTTTGGCGACCTGATTAGCATCCAGATGAACGACATATTCCCCGGGAAGCGCTGGAGACGCCTCCGGAATAAGCTCTCCATCTTTAATGCGGAACTCGACGCAATCCTCGACGGCATAACGGGCCCAGTTTTCAAGGGGCTCACCATCTACGGAATAGGAGAGAAGTTCGGGAATGTCCCGGCATCTAATGATGTCCGTGCCATCCTCAAGCTTTTCAAAGCGGCATGGAAAATCGAAATTTGACATTTCAGGCTAATCGATCATGTAGCAAGCCCCGCCGGTTATGGCGGGGGTTGTTTTACTTCTTGGTGGTTTCCTTGAGGCCGAGATCGCGAATGATGTCCTTACGGATTCTTTCGTTCATCTCGGCGCTTGGGTGTCGAGGCATGGTTTGCGTTTTCTGGCTCCCCGGAGCTCTCAGGCGAAGGTGCCTGGTTCCGTGGGTGACCTCAACGCCCATCGACTTAAGCCACCGAAGAAATTCACTTTGCTTCATGATCTCCTCTATTGGTTGAACATGTGAATATTCTACCATGAGGTTAGCATTTTT